GTCGTGCGGATAACCCTTGCCCATGCCAGCCTGCCGCGTTGCCTCGTTGATGCTGCCCATCAGGAAGTAATAGCCCTTCGCCATATTGGCGAACTGCTGGTTGTTTGCTGACGAGTGCCGCCGCATCCTTCCGTTTATCAACTGATGGACATTGAGGTACGTCCGACGACCCTTCGTTCCAGGCTTACGGCGGTCGGTGCCGAACTCAACGAGCCATGCGTGATTCCCCGATTCGGCACCATCGCGGCTGCCTGCGGTGCCAGACTGCCACGGGCCGACAATGGCGACTGCGGCGGCGTCGTAGGTCTTCGTCTTGATTCGCACAGACTTGCGAAGATTGCCAGTGGCGTTGCCGACCTTGGCTCGGTATGCCTTCTTAATGTGCTCTGCGGCCTTCTTGGTGGCGTCTTCAAGAGCCTTGGGCTCGCCCATCTTGGTGGCAATCGCCTGCAATCTCTCTGCCAGTTCCCGAATCCCGGCCGTTTTGACCGTGACGAAGCCCTCGGCGAGCGATTTGCCTGTGCTGCCGCCGAAATCCCGCGGCGATCCCTGACCTTGAGTAATCATGTCGCGTCCTCCCTCGCCAGTATCTCATGGATAGAGCGAGCCTCTCGCTCAAGGACACTGGAAATCTCCATCACGCGGTCTCGCCAGATCAGACGGTGCTGGTGCGTGATGCCGGGGAAGAAGCGAATGCGAATGCGGTGGGTGACGAGCTGGCCTGCCTGCTGCGCCGCAAAGTAGTCGGCGGCCCTGACGCCCATGACGCTGGCGTAGACCGTGGCCTCGTCCACCCAGGTCAGCGTCGTCTCGCCGAATGCGCTCTGCTGATCCACTGGCTTCTGGATCGTCACCCGCTCACGCATGGTGCCTGAGTTGATCATGCCTCACCCCATCCAGATGGCGGTGTAGGTGCCCGAGCCCGAGGGGGCCGATACAGTGATCGTCGCCGTTACCGGCAGGACCGCCAGCCGGCCGGCGGATACATTGATGCTGCCGGCCAGCCGCAGGGCGCTCGCGCCAGTGTTCTTCACGACCAGCGTGGATAGCGGGGTCGTGCCGACAATCTGCACCGACGCCGTGCCGACGCTGGCGCTTACCGTCTGGGCGGTCGTCAGGGCAGGGGAGAGGTGCTCGGCCAAGTTGCCGATCGTCAGCGACGAATCGCTGGCGTCGTGGTAGACGGTGTCGATGTCGATGCGGGCGCGAACGGTCATCGGTAGACTCCTTGGCTGGCCGCAGCCAGAAGTGTTTCAAAAGTCTGCGGCACCGACTGAGGTGCGCCTGTGACGGCCGGCTGGCGAGTGTCGTACCAGTGGCCGACAAGTAGCAGAATCAGGTGCCTGACGATGGGTGGCGCGGATTGCCCGTCGTCGCCGTACCCCGCCGAGTACCGCACGGTCACCGAGTTCTCGTCACCTCGAGTCGCCGGCCACGAGCTGGCCCAGAGCGGGTAGATGCGTCCAGGCAGGACGCTCGCGTCCACCTGAAAGTTGCCGTTCGCGCTCAAGAGCGTGCCGTATGTGCCGTCACCCGTGCGGTAGGTCACTGTGATCGGCTTGTCCTGCATCGGCAGGCGAGGCAGGATGATCGCCCAGATCGGAAACAGATCGTACTTGACCTCCCAGACCGTCGTGCAGATCGTGATGTCAAGGATGTCCTCGACATACTGCCTCGCCACCGAGATCAGCGACTGAATGTAGAGGTCATCCGCCTCCGTATCGACGCGGCAGTGCTGCTTGGCAAACTGCAAGCTGACAGGTTCCACGGCCGGCGAGGTGATTCGGCGAAGACTACGAAACGGCGTGATCGTCGGAGTCGGGTTCTGCGGCGTGCCGAAGATAATCGTGTCCATTATCGCCTCTTCTTCGGTGTGTGCTTCGCGGTCATGTCGGCCCGCTCAACCGCCTGCGGCATGATCTCGGCCGTCTCGACCTCTTGAATCAGCCCTCGACGAATAAGGATGTCGCACATCCCAGGAGACCAGTCCTCAAAGACTTGGTCTTTCTCGTAGCAGTCGAAGTTCTGGAGGATGCGAATCTTCAATTGACTTGCCCCCAAGCGGCTTCGGGTGCTTTTTGGCCGCCGTTCCAGTATTCGGTGGTGTGCTGCTGTACCTTGCCGTCAGCGGCCGTCCTAGAGGGCCATGTGACCATCAGTTCGGCGTGCCCGACGCTGACATGAGTCGCCAGACCAAGCTTGTTCCCGCAGGCCGCCCAGCTCTTCCAGAAGCCGATGTCCTCATCGGTATGCCCGCCTGTCCACTCGCCGTCCTCGTTCGCCTTGGCAATGAACCAGGGCTTCTTCATTTTCTTGAGGCCCGCCGTTCGCAGGAACGTGAGCCCGAAGTGAGCTGTCTCGACCGGCTGCACGACCTTCTTGAAGAAGTCGCCGTCGACCGTCGTCTTCGCGTCCACGTCGCTGCCAGCCAGCGCGAACATCACCGCATTGGCCTCCCGCTTGGTCTGGAGCGGCGCGATCGCGTCGTACCCAGAGTGCAGGAGCAACGCCAGCAACGCCTCGACCGTCTTCGCGTTGAAGACCGTGTCGTAGTCGATGGTCAGGATCACGTCGTGGGTATCCACGACAGTTTCCATCGCTCGCTGAAGACACTGGCCCCAGAAAGCACCCGTCACCTTGATGGGGCTGATGCCGTGCGGGGCCAGGGCCGACGAGACACAGAAGAAATTGTCGGTGAATCCAAGTCGCGGGGTGCTCATCACCGCCGCGACTTTGATTTCCGCTTCGACGTTTCCGACTCTGACCAGCATGGATCGCTCCTTGTATGGAGCGGGCGCGCATCCATGCGCCTTTGTCGGCCGTCATGGCCGTCCCGCAGTTCGGGAATCAGCCCTTAACCCAACCGATGACACCAGCCTCGGAGGCGCTCGACGGAGCGTTCTCAAGGCGAGACAGACGGCCAGTGATCGCGACGGGCACCGACACGGCCGGAGTCGCCGTCACCTTCAGGTAACGCTTGCGAGCGGGCGTGGCGATGTCCATCTTCACAACCACGGTGGCCGACGTATCGGACACGGTGGGAATCGTGAAGTCGGTGCCGCCGACGAAGCCGGTCACGTTCGAGAACGTCGAGTTGTCGTCGGACTCTTCGACCTTCAGCACGCTGGCGAACACGGTCGAGGCATTGCTGCCGCGAAGAACCGTGAAGCTGGCGTAATCGACGCCGACCGTATCGACAGTCAGAGTCACGGCGCTCGAGCCGGTCGCCGGCAGGGTGGCGACAACCTTTTCCATCTGGGAGTGAATCATGGTTCTGTAGTTCCTTTTCTAGAGGGTTGTTAGGCTCACGACGCCGCGGTCTTGAGGGCAATCACGGGGCCGGCGGTCGTGTTGTCGCCCAGCGAGTGGTGAACCACGTCGAACCGCATCGTGCCCTGGAGCAGGAGCTGATCGGTCGTGGCGTACACCTGATCGTAGAGTCGAACCGAGAAGTCCCGACGACGAGCGTAGATGCTGGAGAGGCCGAGGTTCGCGAAGATGCACTTGACCTTGCTCGCATCGGCACCGAGCGTGCCGTCCATGACGTGGACGAGGTTCACCGGATACCCGAGGAACTGCTCGGTCACGCCGCCACCGACCTGCTCGACGGTGTTGCCGCCGGCAGCGTAGCGGAGGCGAGCCATCGAGGCAGCGAAGCCAGCCGGAGAGATGTACCACGCAGCACCCTGGCGGGCGTAGAGTGGCATCTTGCCGATCGTCTTGATGAAGTCGGTGACGGTCAGGGACTCGAAGCCCGTCGCACCCGTGCCGGCAGTCAGAACGCCAGCGGTGTGAGTGCCGTCGTTGATCTTCGGCACAACGCCGTAGATTCCGCCGTAGCTGGAGGTGCCGTCACCGAGCCAGCCGCACAAATCCTGCTTGAGAGCCAGCGACGTGCTGAATTCCGTTGCCACTGCATCAGCGATCGACACGAGAGCGTCTTCGACCACTTCGGAACTCATGCGGGTGCCGACGGCAAGCTTCTTCGCGATGAGCTGCACGTTCGCGTAGGTCGGCTCGGATTCCGTCACCGCCGTCCCTTCCCCCACAAAATATGCGCTGGTGCCAGTGATTCGCTTCGGAATCACCATCGTGTCGCGAGTCATCGTGACCTTCTCGACGTTGCTCGCCGCGAAGGTTCCATAATTTTCTACCAACCTAATCACGCGAGCGGCGAACTCCTCTGGGACAAGGGCACCGCCGGCCGAGTTGTTTGTCTCGCCCAGGGCACGGCTCTCGACGCCGTGATCCTTGCACCACCGGATGTCGTCGGCGTTCTTGTAGACCACCGCCCGCAGCCACCGGCCGCAGCGGTAGGCACTCTCGACAGCCTCGGGGCCGTCGTTGAACGCCCGCAGGCTCGTGTGGTGAGGCTGGATCGAACGAATCTCGACCTTCTTCTCCTCGACCTTGGCAGCCACTTCGGCGACGGGGGCCGGGGCGGGAGCGGCCTTCTCGACCACCGCACGCAGCTCGGCTTCCTTGGCGGCGATCCGCTCCTCGAAGTCGAGGGAGGTCTTCAGGTCGTCGGCCTGATTGCCGAGCGAGACGAGTTCCTTGGTCTGTTCGGCCGAGCGATCCTCGATACCGCCGAGTTCGGTCATCCGAGCGGCCACTGCCGCTGCACGTTCCTGAAGACGCTTGAGATTCGACGCCATGATTTGCCTGCTCCTTAGTTTGAGCCGGCCAATCGCGGTGTGCGGCGGCCGGCGGGTGTGCCCGCTAGCGCGCCGCGCTCTCGAATCCTCGAGACGCTCGCACTGCCCCCCACGACATCCGTCGCGGGGCAATGTGTCTACTTGTAGACTATCAACCCTTTGGAATGCTGTGCAACTGAGTGCGAAGGATTGTCGCCTTCAAGTTGGCGAGCTTCACTGCAATCTCTTCTTCCTGCTTCGCTGCACGCATGTCCTCGGCCGACTTCTCATCAACCGGAGCAGGCTCCGGCTTCTTGTCTTCTGCGCTCATACGTTCCTCGGGGATGATCCAGAACTTGCACACACCATTTGGGTCGATGTCGCCCTGCACGATCTCGCATGCGCCGCCGCCTTCAAAGAAGACGCAGTTCGCGCACATGATGCCGCGGCCAGAGAACGGGCTCTCGCCCATGTAGTGGGCACCAGCCGCACCTTCCTGCGGCCACTGGCCTTCGTCGTCGGCGATCATTTCTTGGGCTTCGGCGAGATCAAGGTTCGCCTGCGAGAGCGTGCCAGGATATTCCTCTTCCATGCCCTCGGCGTCTTCGTCGATGTCGCGTTGACCGGCAGCTCGCTCCATCTGCGAGACCTTGGCCTCGCTCCACCGCCACGCCGCGTCTCCGCCCCAGAGCATCCAGGCGGTGTAACCTGGGGTCTCAGCGCCCTTCGTTGACCAACCGGCACGCTTGTCGACCTTGTGCCGACGGAACCACGCCCTCATCTCGCGAACGTGCTCTGGGGTCAGCTCGTCGCGGCTCGCGATCTTGCCTGCATGGGCAACCGTCTCCGGCTTGAGCCCGTCGCCCGATCGGCCAGCCTCGTGCAGGGCCAGACCGCGCTTCGCGGCAGCGGCCATGCCCGCGGTGGGGGTTAGATTCACTTCGGAGGCGGCTCGTTCCTCGGAAACGGGTGCGTCGGGAGCAGTTTCAGTGGGCAAGTCCACCGACGGGGCTGCTTCCGGCTGCGCGGAAGCAGCACGCCGATCCACCCACTTCTGCCCAGCGTCACCGCCAGCCAGTTGCCACTCAATCCAGGCAGGAGTGCCCGACCAGCCGGTCACTTTCGCCGCCAAACAGCGTTCGTAGACCTCGGCGAGGTAGAAAACCTCCTCAACAGACACGATTTCGCGGGCTGCGAGCCTCTCGGCCACGCACAACAGGCGAGAATCGACGTTTTCTGACCTCTGGGCCAGCTTCAAGCCGCGCTTCGCCGAGTTCGCCATCGTCTGAATGGGTCGATGGCTCTCACCGAGGGCCATTTCGATCGCTCGACGACTCACAACCACGCTGGACGTGTCGTAAGCTGGCCGAACCACGGGTCCAACATCTTCAAGCAGCCCAATGGCTCTCACTTCGCGCTTGCGAATGCCTCGCTGGCCGTCCGTAGACCACGAATCGCCAACATCTCGCTTGATAGCGAAGGAGAAGCTTGATCCGACGACTGTCCGATCCTTCACCCACTCGATCACGTCACGACCGATGGACGTGTTTTCGTTCGGCGTGATCTCATAACGAAGACCATAAGGGTCTTTCGTGAGCTTCATCGTGCCGTTTCCGGTGCGGCCGAGCAGAAGATTGCGGTCGTGATTGAACACGCCGATGACATCCGGCCCCTCGGCCAGCACTTCGTCGAACGCATTCGGGTGAATGGTCTCCACAAAGCCGCCCAGGTTGCGGCTCTCGGAGTTGAAGACGGCAGCGTAGCCCGAGATCACGGGCTTCTTCTCGCCGTTCCCCATGTCGCGGTATTCAACCGTGGCGTCCGAGACCGTTGTGCGCCGCTCAATTTCATTGCTCATGCCGTCACCTGATTAGCGAGGTAGTTTTCCACACCGATCTGCTCGATCACCTTCCGAATTGCTTCGATACCAGCCATCGAATCTTCGCTTCCACGTCGAAGCTTCATGAATATCTTGGCCGTGACAGAGTCGCCGACCGCGATGCACGTCATGAAACCAGCCCGCTCGACCTCCGCGGCCGTCACGTCGGCGTCGTAGTTCACGTCAAGGATGGATTCAAAGTCGTGCCTTGGCAGTTCAGGCCCGTCGTGCGTCGGCGAAGGCTGGACATCAAAGAACTCGAGTCGTTCGGAGAGCTTCTTGATGTGCCCGCGCTCTTCGGCTGCGTAGGACGCCCAGGTCTCGCCCAGTTTCCCGTAGCCCCAGCGGGTTAGATGAACTGCCTGGAGGTCATACATCTCGGCCTGCGTCCAATGCAGGGCAAGGGACGCCTGCAATGCGTCGACAACGCCGTCAAGTGGCTGTGGCATCATTCGTCAGGTGCTTGTCGCACCAGCCTTCTGTGACTGTTTCGTACTTCTGACCGCTGCGGTGACATTCAAGCAGTAGTTCTCGCGACCTGTTCACCCAATCACCCACGAACTTGTCGATGTCTCTCCCAGTGGCCTGTGCGGCCTCGCGGAGTTCGTCTCGCATCCGCTGGCTTGTCTGGTCGAACCACGTTGCGATCTTCTCGGGCTTGCTGCGGCGCTCAAGCACGCCGTCGGCCTCGACCGCGGCGAGTCGCCGAAGGTTCGTCTTGAACAGAACCTCTGCGCCAACGAGTTGTCGCGTGTCTTCGGCAGCCGCGGGGGCGTCGGGGGCGGTTTGCTCCGGCGTGTCTGCCACGCCGGCCGGCGGAGTCGGCGATGCGGCGGTCTGCTTCTGGCCGGTCGGGTTGTCTGCGGTGAACGCCTCAAGCAACTGCATATTGACCTGCACGAACCGCTTCTTGCCCTGATCGTCGGGGAGCGGGTTG